TAAAGAATATTATGAAGCACATACTGATAAGTCTTTTCAGTTTTTAGCATTTTCTTATTTTTATAAAGAACCAAAAAAATTCACTGGTGGTGAATTGTTTTTCCCTAAACACAATTATGAGTTGACTTGTGAGAATAATTCGATTATAATATTACCAGGTTGGGTAAAACATGGAGTTAAAGAAATTAAAATAGAGAACTCTAACTATTATGATGGTTGGGGTCGCTATGCTATTACGAGTTTCTTTACGAATGCGAATAAAAAATTGATTAATGAAAGTGACACCATTTGAAACTTACCAAACCTATCTTTCGATGAAAAGTCATTTTACTAATCCTAAATACGACTTCTTTAAATATGCAGGTAAGTCTCGTGCTACTGTGACATCATTTAATAAGCGAAAAGATAAGTATTGGTTTGAGAAGACTTCAAGAAAATATAGTGATCAACAGATACTAGATTTTCTTTTATCAAACTTTGTAAATGCTAACAACCCACAAAACTTATGGATTGGAGAAATTATCAATTCTGGAGAAAAAAACTATTCAGAATGGATGAAGAGACAGCAGAGTTTGACTTACTTGTTCAAAGAACAAAGCAACAAATTACTGTTCGAGAAAAACTTAGACGAAGTATTAAATTGCTCGAAGGGACATCCAGTAATACTCAAAAGGTATCTGGGTGGGGATCTAAGTTTAGAAACTCTGGTAATTTTCGAAAAAATCTTTTCTTTTGGAAAAAATTTCGATAAAAAACTGAAAGATCCTGTATGGGAAACCGTAAGTTTGAAAATTAAAAAATATATTCCCTTCATAAATATAAATGTGTTCAATTACAAAAAAATTTTAAAGGAGGTTATTAGTAATGGCTCTTGATAATAGTGAAGTTCTTAAGAATTTACAGGAGCAACTGACTCAAGTTCAACAACAACTTGAAGTTGGTCGTACCACTGCATTAAGACTTCAAGGTGCTATTGAGGTTCTTCAACAAATTGAAGAAAGTAAAAAGGAAGACACACCAGAAACTGAAGTTGTAGATGGTGGAGAGGTGGAAGCACCACCTGCGGAGGGTGAATGAGCGACTTCTTTGATTCTGAAATAATTCAGAATGAATTAAAAGAAATCACAAAACTCCAGCAAAGTGTCTATGTGACAATGCTAGAATTTGGCACCATGTCACATGAAGATAGAATTGAACATATTGAGATGTTATCAATTCTTTTAGAAAAACAAAAAATTATGTATGCTCGATTATCTTTATCTGATGATCCACAAGCATTGACCATGAAAAAACATCTGGAAAAATCAGTTGAGTTGATGGGTTTTCCATCAGGAACTGATGTGTCAATACTATTCGATGGTATGGCAAAAACAATTGAAAAATTGAAAAGATCAACAGATGTTGACTGAGATAACATTTTCAGTTATAATCCAATTAATCCAAAAAATCCAAATTAATCCGAGGTATCTAAATGTCTTTTGCTAATCTTAAAAAGCAATCAAAACTAGGCTCTCTTACACAAAAACTTGTGAAAGAAGTCGAAAAAATGAATAACACTGGCGGGTCTGCTGATGACCGTAACTGGAAGTTAGAGTGTGACAAGTCAGGCAATGGTTATGCTGTTATTCGTTTTCTTCCTGCTCCAGACGGAGAGGATTTACCATTTGTAAAACTATACAGTCATGCCTTCCAAGGTCCTGGCGGTTGGTATATTGAAAATTCTCTTACAACTCTTGGAAAGAAAGATCCTGTTTCTGAGTATAATACTCAATTATGGAACAATGGAACTGATGCAGGAAAAGAAACCGCACGTAAACAAAAACGTAAACTTACTTATATTAGTAACATCTATGTTGTGAAGGATCCTGCGAATCCTGAGAACGAAGGTAAAGTATTTCTATACAAGTATGGGAAGAAAATCTTTGATAAACTCACAGCAGCAATGCAACCTGAGTTTGAAGATGAAGAGGCAATCGATCCATTCGATTTCTGGCAGGGTGCTAACTTTAAGTTAAAAGCAAAGAATGTCGCTGGTTATCGTAACTATGACAGTTCTGAGTTTACTGCTACAACTCCACTACTTGATGATGACGATGCTCTTGAAGCATTATGGAAGAAAGAGTATTCTCTTGCTGAAATAGTCGCTGACGATCAGTTTAAGACTTACGAAGAACTTAAAACTCGTCTTGGATATGTATTAGGAAATAAAACTACTACTCGTCCAGACCCAGAGAGTTTTGGTGAAGATGATGACCGTGGTTCAGCAGAAGAATTAGTAACTGCTGCTGTATCTACAACACCATCTAGTGTCAACGAAGATGATGATGACGATGCATTATCTTATTTTTCAAAACTCGCATCTGAATAATGAAATATAATCAACTCTGTTTAACTTTATTAGTTATCGCAGCTTGGATTAACTTAATATTTAAGTAATACAAAGAGGTCGCAAGACCTCTTTTTTTATGGCATAGTTATATTTGTATTCTCTGTCTTAATTAAATTATCATTAATTGCTTGTGATGATTGACCATAAATCATGATGTCTCTAAAATCATTAATAAACTGTTGTAGATATCCTGGTTTTAAAAGGAAGATACTTCTTTTCTCATCATTTAATCGAGTTTCATATTCATAATTAGATATTCCTGTTCTCACACTAGTTCCTTTTACATTAATGTATTTGTTAGTAGTATCCTCATAGTAATTAAATTCAAAATCAGAATCCACAACTACTCCTTTATTTAAAAGTATTGTGCCACTGCTGTTTTTAACTTCTTTTGTTTCAAAAAATCGAGTTGCGTTTAAATCATCACCATATTTTTCAAAAGAGTAATCAAATATATCTCTACTATTCAGTGGCCATTCATTTCGAATATTTACAATACCTGCAGTTAAAATCACAACCCAATCTAATTCATCATTTCCATAAAATTCTTCTGCCACGTTTTCTGGACGAAATCCATCAGGTATTTCATATTTGTCAAAGAGAGTAAAAACATTTTGTAAATCATCTCTTAATTTGACTCTACGAAATAAATTTTTAACTTCTGTATAATCTAAAGAAGATGTTTTATCAGGTAAAAATGACTGATAAAGTAAATTTGGTAATTCTCTGAAATATCCCATTTTAATATCCTACTGTCTTATCAGCATCAAAACCAATATCATCAAAGTAATCCTGATCGTAAATTGGTTCAAGTTCTTTGAATGTTAAATCCATTATCATTGAAACTGGTTCTCTACCTTCATATGTGGCATAGACTCCTTCACCAGTGTAGTTGACTGATATGTCTGTCAAGAAACATTGTTTAAACCGATGCAGGAATGGATGATTAGCAAATCCACTTTTGTATCTTAATTCAAATACATTAGGAGTATTTAAGAATAAACTTTGACCTCCACGACCAGAAGTAACCTTAGGTGCCATATTCATTTTAAATGTTCTTATAATTAACTTACACTGTTCTGCTTCCTCTGGACTTCTTGGTGTCATTTTAAAGGAGAATCTAAAGTTCCTTAATGTAGGACCATTAAATAATAACTCCATGTTTGGGTTAAATATCTGTCCTGATTGTCTTGCCAATAGTTGGTTCACAGTTACGTTCCCACCAAAAGCACCCACAACACCAGTTGCTATATTTGCATTAAATAATTGTTGTGCATTGTCAAGATTTAAACCAGAACTTTCTAAAGCTTTTTGAAATCCTTCTTTCGCACTACCCGCAGCTGCTTTAGTTCTATCAAAAAAACCTCCACCACCAGGTTGCGTCAATGCACCTGCTACGCCAGTTGTAATATCAGTAGTTCCTTGAAGAGCAGCACCAACGATAGTATTCATCTTACTATCACCATAACTTACGCTATTTCCATCTTGAACTTGGGATGGTATTTGTAATAGTATCGTGCCTTTATTAACTAGTGATTTTGTTGTTAATCCTGCAGGATTTCTTCCTCTTGAAGATAATCTTCTCGTTCCAATACGACCTATTAAATTTTCTTCATTACCACTTCTTTCTCTTGCTGATTCATATTGATTAATATCAATTTGTAAATAATCTGTGCTTTCCGTTAATGCCTCATATGGATATCTTAATACACCACCTCGATCTCTATAAGTTCTTGTAAGTCTGTCTCCCTTGATTGATGTGCCTCTGTTTTTATTGACTTTAGCGTCTTTAGGTTTATCAACATCACCACCACCTCCACGCAGGTCAGCAGATTCACCAAATTTTTCTTTTAAATTATTACGATACTTTTGACTCTCTCTAATTTCTCTTATTCTCTGAGATTTCTCATTTCTATTTAATCCACCAAGGAGAACATTGGAATTTGAACTTGTGCTTTCTCCAACTTTAACACTTTGACCAAATTGGTTTTTATTTTTATTATTTTTAAATCTGTTTCTACTACTCATATCGACCTACTTTTTTATCTATTTATACGAAACTTAGCAAAAGGTATTGTTCGCAGTGATTCAACCTCATTTGAATTGACAATATGAAGGTTTCCAATCACTTCTTGCCATGTATATTGACGCACGTTACCCCAGTGAAAGTTAAGTCCTTTGAATCCCCAGTTGAATACATCTGTAACTGCGACAAGTGGAAACTCATCATACTGAACGTTAGGTGTCTTTGGTTGATATACAAAAGTATAATAGTTTCCTGCTTCAGGAATGGTTTCTGTTTCTGGAAGTGCTTCAAGTATCTCTAACATCAAATCATCAGGACTTTCAACCCCAATTAAATTATCTGCGATCTCTGCGATTCTATCCATTATCGAATACCTAACTCACTCTCAGTCAATACTTTGAACTCTAGTCTACGATCTTTGCAGTATTCTGTTGCTGCTTCCCATTTTGCTTGGTTCTTCGCATACTCACATACTTCACGAACATATGCTTTTGTTTTTCTTTTTTGTACCTTTGGTTCAATGCATTGCTTCATTGGTTTAATTTCAATCACATACTTTTTAACTTGCCCAGTGCTTTCTCTAACTTTGATATAGAAATCTGGAAAGTATTTGTGAACACGATTGTCGATAGGAGACATGTAAGGAATAAAGAATTCTTCACTCCCCCACTCTAAAATATTCTTGTTTGTGTCACAGTATTTCATGAATTTAAGTTCCCATGAAGAGCGATATATTATGTTCGTATAATCGCCTCGATACTTCTTTGGAACCCTTGGTCTGAATTTTCCTTTGTAAGTCATCTAAATAGAAATAATAAAAGACTCATATAAGGTATTTAGAGTGGCAGGGTTAGTACAAAGAATAACAATGCAGGATGTCAAGGAGAAACTTGGCAAACTGTCTATAACGAATCAATATCAGGTTCATTTTTCATCATTGAAAAAAACGATAACTGATTATCTTGAAATAATTGGTCTTGATAATGCGAAAGAGTTTCTATCTAGAGATGCAGGAATACTTTGTTCTGAAGCATCTTTACCAGCAAGTGCTTTCGCGACAGGTGAAGTCAAGGATAACTTTATGGGTATTCCACAGGAGTTTGCTCATACAAGGTTATATACTGATATTGATTTTACTTTTTATGTGGATCAAGACTATACTTTACTTCGTATATTCGAGGGTTGGATGGACTATATCGCAAGTGGAGCAGATACTGATGGTGTTGGACCAGGT